TAACTAAAGGTCCTCCTGAATTATATGTAATAATAGCAGTATTAAACCTATTTACTACACCTTCATTTAAATAAGACTCTGAACTAAAATCAAAAGGACTTGTATTAAAAGCTGCATCTGAAAACTGAGATGTTGCTGAGTATTCATCGTCTTGGTATTCATAACGATAAGCAAATGAAATAAATCTTTCTTCTAAATAATTTTCATTTCCACCACTTGTTAAGGTTAGCTCTACTGTTGGTGCACTATGAGGTGGCTTTTTAATAACCAATAATGACTCTTCTAATAAACCTGCATTTCCATTTCCATCTACCCTTGGAGTTCCACTAGGAATTTCGTAGCTACGGCTTACATTTATAAATCTTGGTGGATTATAATTATCTGTCCAAAACAACAATCCATCAATTAAATCGATTCCTGTAATAAGATATTTTTCATTAAAATTTAAAACAGTTTCTGTGGGAGTACTTCCACCTTTAGAAACACTAATAACATGATATACTGTGTCGTTAGTTACAGTATTAAAAGAAACAATTAAATCAATTTTTCCTGTAGCACTATTCCCCATAAATGTAGGGTCATGCACAAGCCAATATATAGTTTCGTTTGCACCATCTTCTAAAGCTCCAATACACTTTGCATTACTACTCAAGCTTTGTCCTTCATAAGATAATGCTGCTATTAAAGTATTTCCTTTAGAGTTTTCAACTGCACCTATTTCTGTTGATTCAGATGATCCTAATCTAACATTTACTGCATCAATATATTGTCCGTTAGGAACGAGTCTCTCGTCAACGGATTTATTCATTTTACCTGCTATAAAGTTTCTTTGGAATGTAGCCATATTATTTTATCCACTTGTCTCGACCTCTCAGATTCATTAATAATCTTCCTGGGTGTATATTGCTTAATCTTATTTTTGCGTTTCTAAGAAGTGCTGATTTAGCTTTTCTAGCTCTATTAACAACATACTCTTGGACACCTAATTTACTATTTAATATTTGATAACTAATATATGCATAAACATAATCTTCAAATAATTTGTTTACGGTTACTTGTGTATCGTCTCCATTTTCCATTCCATCAGAAATATATTCTAATATGCAACTATTGTCTGCCATAGTTGAATCAAAGTTTATAACGCCTGATTTTTTATCTATCCTAAAAGTAGGATTAGCATTTGCAGTTTCTGTGTTAAGACCATATCTAGCACCTACTGCAAAATCAAAATACCAACACCCCTCATATTCGTAGCCTAATAATCCATCATAAGGACTTAATCTGTTTAAATATATACTTGGCTTTTGACCTGTTATCCTGTCAAAGTCTAATGGAGAATACTCAGGTTGTAAGGCTTTACCATCTTGATCAAAAAGTATTCTTGCGTCATTAGCCTGTAAATAAGCTTTAGCAGAATTTACTTGAACATTTTCTACCATAGGTCTTATGACACCATCCTGGTAGTAAGATATTCTTACCCAATTTACATAATCTGAAGGTAAAACAAATCTTAACTCTTCAGAAACAGTTAACTGTAAAACCTTAACTTCTTTAAAAGCATCGTAGTTTAATTCTTGAATTGCTCTTTTAGCATGAAAAAGTATCTTATATCTTTCCTCATTGTTTATTAAAGAGTGGTTACCAGAATACATTAACTGATAGTTTACAACTATATCTTTTAATGACACGTATTGGTACGAACCCCAATTAGCATCTTCAGGAGCATTACCTCCATTTTCGTAATATTCGTATTGGCTGATGTATGACATAATTATTTTTCACTATTAATTTCAGTAGCTTCTTCAGCTCCTGCATATTGAACAACTGATGCCTCTCTAATTGAAACTCCTGCGTATTGTAATATTTTCATTGTTAAATCCGTTGCATCGTCTGGAAACAGTTCAAAGTCTTGATAGTCAGGTTGTGTTTGGTCAAATACAGGTTCATTGTTTGTTCCTAAATCTACATAAGTCCATTTTGGAGCTTTAGGATAACGTATGTACTGACAATTAACAGTTGGTAATGTGGCAGGTGCTGGATAAATTGTAGCAACACTACCCTCTGTTGTGTATACAGGAAACATTGTAGATGGTGCAGTTAAAGGAGAAGAATTAAGTAATAGTATTTTACTTTGTTCAATTCTTTCCAACTCTGTACTACCTGTAAATATTTTATTAATTAAATAATAATCACTACCTGTTGTGGAAATTGATGGCAGAAAAAATTTATCTAAATTTGCTGCAACCTGAGATAGAGCAGTCGTTACAGAAAAAAAGTCAATAACTTCTACGTATCCTTTTTTTATGTCAGCATAACCTGTTCCAGATGTTCTTTGGTTTTCTTTGTTTACTTGATAGTTATATGCGTAAAAATAATCCTCAAACAAATCCATTTGAGCTTGTTGTGCATATAGATTAAAATCTTGTGGAGAGATGTATCCGTAGTTGTTTTTATTTAATACGGCTAAAACCGTATTTCTAATATCGTTTATCATCCTGACTATTATTTACACAAAGATAATCAAAAAAAAAAGAGGTCTTAAAATAGACCTCCCTCCAAATATTTTTTTAATCCAATAGTTGTTCTAGATGTTTTAATGCATCTATTCCATCATCAGATTGGAAATAGGATGATACTATGTAAATTGGGTCTTCTCCAAAAGGAATAGTACAAAGTCTTGTTTTGTTTGCTTTGGTGTTGAACCAAACTTCTTTGTTTTTATTTCTGTATTTAATAAGACCTTCTTCAAAGCATTTATGCACCGTTGCTTGTAACTTTAATACTGGATCATTTACAATAGACATAAACTCTTGAGGCTCTCTTTTAGCATAAACTAAAATATCTCTCTTCATTTCATCTGTACTTATCCTTGATGGGTCTTTTGAAAACAATACTCTTGTTAAGGTTTCTAGTTGTGCTATTGATAAAGAACGTGCCTCTATCATTGCATCAAGCTCTATGTTAATAGTTTCAACAATTTCTTGAGCATCTTTCGCTTTGTCTAATTCTTTAAACTTAACGCCATTATGTGGGTGTACATCTAAAAACTTTTGTAATACCTGGTTAGATTTTGGTACTCTTAAAAAACCATCTTCAAAAACAATAGGCTCAATAATTGCATTTTTATCTTGTTCATCTACGAATGGTGATTTTTGATTTCGAGCATAACGTAGTTCTCTGTTTACTCCTGTCTCTGGGTCTACCCAAAGTAATGGAAATCTTCTAGTGTGTCTTGTTGCAAGCATGAAAGATAAAGGTGCTGCATTCCTTGTTAACTTGTAGACTTTGTCTACTCTTTGTGCTGTAGTTTTCATTTGATATAATTTAATTTAATTTATAAAAAAGGAGTCTCTTTGAGGAGACTCCTTTTCTTTGATTAGTGTTCTTAGTCTTGGAAGATAAAGAAGTTGTTTGCACCTAAAGTACAAACTGCTCTTTCACTCAAGAAGTTTACTTCCATCGCATCTAAGTCAGATGTTTTTGCACCACCTGCTGAACCAGTGATCCAAGTTTTGTAACGTCTGTCTTCAGTTTCTGAAGCTCTGTATCGAACATGTAAGAATGGTCTCTTAGCGTTCTTTCCAAGGATTTGGTCATAAACAGTTGTAGACCCTGCAGGTACTAACAATCCGTTAATGCTTCCAGTCCCATCAACTCCACCACGCATTGTTGGGTCGTTTAGGTATTTCCAATCAGACTTGTAAAAGTCATAACCTCTACGGAATCCTGTGAATCCTAGGTTAAGTGCCATCTCTTCATCATTGTCAAAAAGACCATAAGAAGTTCCACCTGCTCCGTAAGAATTTTGAGCAGCTAACATATCATCGATGTCAAATCCAAAGTCTCTGTTTAAGAAAATTACATTTTCTTCAATAGAACCTTGCTTATCTAAACGTGAAATGATCGCATCAAAATCTGCTAAAGCATTAGGGTTTCCACCTGCCCATACATTTCCTCTTTGTTGTACTACATAGAATACACCTTCAGACCCCTTGTTTCCAACTTGGTCAGATGTAGTTTGTGTTACAACACCAGAACCTGCTTCAGCAGGAACTGCTTCAATCATTGCAGTTTCTAAATAGTCATCGTAACGTAA